GTTCTAAACCTCTATCAATGCCGATTGTTTGTACTATATTAATTGTAAACCCATTATCGCTATAATCTACCTCATATCCAATGGATCGTGCTAATTGATATATTAGGTCTTTTTTAGTTATTGTTTGATTTGCTACCAGAGTTATATTACCAAGACTAGGAGTATCTCCGACTATGAAGTCTGTTCCTGATAATATATTATTCATGATAGCATAAACAGAACCTATTAAACTGTATCTTGGTAACGTATTTTGAACACCATCAACTAATCTATAGTTAACGTGTTCGCACTGTATTTTATAAGTTACAAAGTTCTGTTTATGACTTTTTTCTATATATTTTATATCATAAGTCTGACCATCTAATACAATATAATTACTTGTAAGGAGATATTCAGACTTTAAGAATGCTTCGAATGTTTCAAACTCGAATGTATATTCTCCATTGATGGTTCTTTTTATCTTAGGATTATCAACAGTGTTTAAAACGGCTACTTTTATACCATTCTCATTGTAGATTATTGGATGGCTCATATCATACCTCCTTACACACTCTTTACAGGAAATGATACTTTAGCTGTAAAGTTTGCAGTTGGACTACATGTAATATCTAAATATTTCAAACTCACAGGTACAAATTCTATAAAATCACCTTCAAATTTTCGAAGCGTGTTTATAAGATATGGATTATACATGTAGCATGTTTTGTTATAACAATCTATAAATATAGATATATTCGAATCAACATCGCTAACTATAAAACTCTTACCATTATAGGTTACAGTAAATGTAGCCGTTACACCAACAGCGTTTAATTCAATCAGTGGGTGTGTTTTATAACTTCCATAGTGATTTATCAAAGCATGTATCGATTGTGAAGGTGTACCCACATAGGTGGTCTCGATATCTGCTAGTTTATGCCACGGTTCAAGTTTAAATACGATGTCAAAATCCTCAGCAAATATACCTGGACCTTTTGGCGAACCATCTATCGAATGTATTACCTCCTTTACAATATACGTAAAATGGTTTTGAAATTCATTGGGATATAGTAGTTCTATAGTAGCAGGAATTGTTACTCGACTTAACCACGATGAAATAGCTCTGGCTCTCTCCCTAACAAAATGGACACCTTTCGCATTTCCAATAGAACATGATAAATGTAGTTCCATATCCTCATAACCATCATCAAATATGATTTTACCATCTCTACCCATAACCTCTACAGCTGTCGTTCTACGTTTTGCAATATAAGGGAACTTTGTAACTCTAACGGCTATATTATAATCGTCAGAACTAACACCATTCAAAACAAATGCCATAACGTCACCCCCTATTTCTAGACATCTGCAAATTATACAACTGTCTAGCTATTTTATTTATGTCTGCTTCTTCCCTTACTGTTATATTAGCGATATCGAAGGTGTTGTTTATACTGCCATTTTGACGGTTTCCAACAGACTCTGATATTACTGACTGTGTTGATTGTGGGACGGTTGTATTATATGCTAATTCTCTAGAAGAACGTCCTAACATTCCATCTAACATCTTAGTACCAGAACGAACCCCACTTAAATCTAATACGGGCGTTATTGTTGGATTTAATTCCATGTTCCCACTCAAGAAGTCAGAGACCCCTAGGATTGCTTGTTTAACGCCCTCTAGAGCCCCTCCAGCAAGTTCTTTACCAGAAGATGTAATATTAGTCGACATAGTACTTAGACCGTTTATAAAGCCTTGCGTGGCGTTCATACCAAGTTCAAACATCTTTCTAGATGGAGATTTGATTTGTAACAGTTCAGCCACGGTCTTCAATGGTATATCAGCAACTCTTTTAGCTGCGTTATACATAATACCCATCGAGCTTTTATTCTCAATACCACTAGCTAAACCTTCGGTAATATTCTTACCTTTTACAAATACATCGTCTTTAAATACCTTATCCATCTCTAACTTCAACCCATCCAACATCTCTTTGAATACTTGTCTAGCTGCAGAACTAACATCAGTTAAACCTGATACCCACGTTTTCTCAAGGTTGTCTAAGTCCGTTATAGTATTAGATTCTAATTCAACCATTTTATTATGTACATCTAGATTTAGGAAATATAAGTCTTTCTTAGTTTGGTCTTTAATATTTTGTATCTTCTCTGCGTTTACTTTAACCATATCTTCGAGTTCGAGTGTAGCTTGTTCTTTAGCTATTCTATATTTCTCAGACCATAAATCACCATATTTTGTCAATTCACTTGACGATAATTTATTAAGAGCTTTTAGTTCATCTAATGCAGATGGTCCCATAGCTCTAAGTTCTGATAATAATTCCTTAGATAAACCTTTTCTACCTAGCTCAGCAATATTATCTCTCCAAGTTTCAAGTTCTCCAACCTGGTCTTGTAAATTTGCTATAAGGGTAGACCCTTTAATACCACTCTTATCTTCAATAGATTCTTGAATACCTTTTATTTCATTCTCAGCATCTTTACGAGACTTAGTAAGTTCCAAATACTTCTTATTAGTTTCCTCTAACATCGCAAACTCTGTTTTCATATTGTTTAATTCTATTTGAGTTTGTTTTGCTTTGATATTCGCTAATTCTCTAGCTTCAGTACCAGAACGATTACTTCTTTGAATATCCTGAATATCAGACAATTCCTTTTCCTTCTTCTGTATCTGTTTGTTAAGGAATATCTTTTCGTTCGTGGTATCTCTACCTGTCTTATCGTTCTTAACGTCGTTTAACTTCTTTTCCGCAGTAGTTAAATCCTCTTTCAACTTAATAAGGTCTTTAGTTCTATTACGCTCCTCATCTAAAGCGTCAAATAATCCAAACGAGGAGAATATAGTTTCGGTACGAGATTTAACAGCTTCTTTATAAGCGTTTGTAAGTTCTTTTATATCCGCTCGTTCTTTCTTATTTATATCCTTAGTACGTTGAGCTTTATCTTCTTTTAAATCGGCTATTTCTTTTAGTGTATCTTTTTCCAACTCTGCAACATCTTTTATTAACTTTTGCTCTTCTTCGTATATTTGTATATTCAAACGTTGGATTTTTAACTTTGTTTCTTTAGCATTTTTGGTATCATTTTGAATATTATGTAACTTCATGAATTCTTGCTCAGTTTTAAGTATCCGTTCTTGACCTTCGAGTTTACTTCTTAGATTAGAACGCTCCCAATCTTCTTCATTCTGTAACCAATTGTTCGAGAACTCAAAAGCTGATTGTCTATCCGCATATTCTTTGTCTATCAATTCTTTCTTAACTCGATATATCTCTTTATCCATCTGTTTACGTTCTTCAGTACCTTGTTCATAACGAGCCTGAATACGTTCGTACGCTGCTAGTTCAGCATTGAGAGATAATTCGTTATAATACTTTTTGTCAGATATCCAGTTTAAGGAGTTTTGGAATTGGTCTCTTTCTAAAGATTCACTTTGTGCGACAAGTTCTTTTTTAACTCTGAAAATTTCCTTATCTATTTGTTTACGTTCTTCAGCACTAAGTTTATATTGTTTTGTCATTTCTATATATTTATTCAATTCTGCTTGTAACGATAGACGTTCGTAGTATTTCTCGTCATTAATCCATTCCATCGCTTGTTCGAATGCTGTTTTTAGTTTTGCACCAGATTCTTTTATAGATTTAGTGGAGTTGCCAGCTCCAGTCTTAAAACCAGAACCTAATCCATTACCAATAGTTTTTTCTAAAGGTTTTTTAATATTATCGTCAACGATTTTCTTAGAACCACCTATAAATGAGTCAGCCATATCATTAAACCAATTAGATATAATATTATCTCTTGTTTTTAATCCTTGTGTAAAACCATTAGCCGCATTTTCACCAGCAGTTTTTGTGAAGTCGTATACTTTCTGTTCTTTGTCTTCCATTCCGAGGACAAACCCTTCCATAAAGAACTGTCCATTTTTAAACATAACTTGTGATGGTGATCTTATCTCTAATTCGTCTTTAACTCCGTCGTTTGCCGCTTTACCTGCATTTTTACCTGCATTTAATAAATCTTTTCCTTTATTTTCTATACCTTTAACAATACCATCACCAATATTTTCCCCAGCTTCTTCTGGTTCTTCTATAAATGATTTTCTAATATTTTGTCCTAAGTCCCATGTCCATTGTTCGTACCATTCTTGTATTGCGGTACCCATCTTTGTAAACGCTACGATAACCGCTTTTATAAGTCTAGGTGCTAATTCTTCGACTATAACTTTAACTAAAAAGTCTATTACTTGAACGGTTGCATCATAAACTTTAGTGTCTCTAGTTATTAAATCCGCACAATCTATTAGGAACTGAGCTAATATTTCTAATATAGCGTCTAAAGTTTTATTTATAAATTCCATTATTCTTGGTAACGCATTTATAAATAGTAACAAAACCAAATCTATGGTATCTCCTAATGCTGGTATGGCTTTATTTACTTCTTCTATAAGCATAACTAAAGCTTTTCCAATTAATGGTATTAACGCTATTGCTCCTATTAACGCAGTTACACCAGCAACAAACAACATTAAAGAAGCCGCCGCACCTACCAATCCAAGACCTATTAATGCAATACCTGTTGATATGGCGACCATTACTGGAGCTAAAGGGGCTAATAAATAGGTAACACCACCTAACATCAATAACGCTGCTCCTATTGCTAATATACCAGTTGCGATAACCGATATTGGAAGATTTCCTATTAATGCTATTGGAATAACTAATAGATTGACAGCTACTGCTAATGCTAATATTGCTCCAGCTGCGGCACTAGTTCCTCTTAACAATACAGATGCTCCAACTAAGGCTCCTAATATAGCGACTAGAGATATCATACCTTGTACTAAAGTTGATATATTCATTTTTCCGAATGCGTATACAGCTGTAACTAACATATTCATAGATGCCGCAAATGCTACAACAGCTAAACCAGCAGCTAATAAATCTGTAGTTTTTGGTAAAGCTCTCATGGCTCCTACTAAACTTAAAAGTAATATCCCAGTTACACCTAAACCCTGAACAAGTGTGTCTATATTCATATTACCAAATATTGCTATAGCTGAGGCGAATATTAACATTGCTCCAGATATTAATGTTATACCAACTGATGCTTGTAGTAGATCACTCTCTCTCGTAACTATTGCTAACAGAGTTAAAGACATCATGATAGAACCTATAGCACCTATACCCTTAACAACGTCTTGCCATCTTAACCTACTAAATGGTTCAATAGCTCTAGTAAGAATACTTACAGCATACGCGATACCTATCATACCTATAGCTGAACCAACTAAACCTGGTATAGCCATAGTTAAAGGTCTAGCCATTTTTGTAAGCATATATAATAATACGGTTACCGCTCCTAATCCTATTCCAACCTTTTCTAACGAAGAATCTTTTAATTTATTAACCGCATCTGCTAAAATAGTTACAGATACAGCTAATGCTATCATAAAGAATCCTAACTGATATAATGTAGCAAACACTCTAGCGTCTAAAGAAGTCGTTAATACTTTTGTTGCTAGAGCGACTTGTGTAAATAACACCCCTACAACTATAGCCGCATTCTTTAACTTATCAGCAGGTATAGTTGACAATAACCATAATGCACCAGCTAAAACTCCCACAGCAAATGCTAAGTCTAGTATTATTTTAGCCTTAATACTTGCTTGCCAAGTTTCTAGAGAACTTTTTACAGAATCTAACGCACCTGTAACACTCGTCATAACCGCTGGTAGACCTTCAAAACTAGCTTTCATAACTTTTATCAAATCTCGTATAGCCATTAATACGCCATAATGTAAAAAAGTCTCGATAGTATGCATGACTTTTTCAAACGTTACACCAGCAAATAGAGTTGATAATTCTCTTTTTATAAACCCCATAACATTAACTAATGTATCTTTTATAGTACTTAATAAACCATTAAATCTTTCGATATAATTCCTTGTTTCTTGTTCAACCTTTTCTATACCACTCATGTCCTGATTTGCTTGATTTGGATCTATATTTTTTATACCATTATCTTGTGCGTAAGCTTTTGAAGCAAGTCCATTAACAATACCTCTAATACCATCTTCTATCTTACCAAATATGCGAACTGCTGGTTGTAGGAACGATATTAGTTCCTGCCATTTTGACTTAAATGCGTCCGTCGAGATACCCATATCGTTCAATACTGACATTAAGGAGTTTATTGCGTCTTTAACCCAATTAATACCATCTGCTACTTTCTTGTTAAAGACATCAAACAAATAATACCCCATCGCTTTTAAAGACTCTAGGTTGATTGTCCCGAATGAATCGAATACGGATTTTAATCCAACGTTCACATCAGCAATACTAGCTAGAAAACTAAGAAATATTTCTCCTAGAGGTTTAAATAGTGTTAAGAATCCTAACAATTTATTGAATGCGTCGGATAATATTGAACCAACCATGTTTATACTGGAACCTATACCGCTCATGATTCTACCTAAATATGTAGTTGAATCTCCAGTACCTAATATCAATTCTGTAAATTGTCTTAGTAGTTTCGATATCCAAACTAAACGTTCACCAGTTATTGATGGTATGAATTTTCCTATTAAATCTGTAATTGGTCCTAAAACATTACCTATAATTCTAAGAGTATTTGCAATAGCGATCATTAAATCTTCTCTACCGCCAAATTCATCCCAAAATGTTAAAGCAGCATTTCTAGCATCCGATATTTTTCCTATGAAAGTTGAGAATGCATTATATATACCTGTCCAAAGAGTTGTAGAACGGTCTTTATCTCCAAATATGATCTCCCATGTTTGAGCCCATCCAGAAGCTACGGATTCACCCATAACACTCAATAGTTTTGTAAATGTAGTTACGTTTTGAGCAGCGGCTAATAAATCTTTATTTTCAGCCATTCTACCCATTGTTTCTACAAATACTTTACTCGACAACCAGTTCTTTTCTAAAGAGTCCCTGAAAGGAATAGATTTATCCACAAATATACCCATGGAATCAGCAGTAGCATAT